GAATGACCGATCATTGTTAAGTCATACGACTTAGCATCAGGTTGTACTAATTCAATACCTCTATGATATAGTTCAGCATACTGTTTCCTATAGGGTTCAAATGTGTGAAAGTCATTAGTAAGTATTCTAACCTTTATCATTTCTTCACCCCCCAAAACATTAAATCGCAGTGATTTTCTTCTACTTCGAATTTATAACTACTAAATATAGAATCAACATCACAAAATGAACGAATATCTTCTTCTGTAATATTTTTATAATATTCATTATCCCAATCTTTTTTTTCTACATTTGGCATTGTTTTCCAATTGATAATTTTATTTCCCTGTGCAGTTTCACCTTTTAATTTATCAATTAAATCTTGTGAAGCTGTGCCATGAACGGGTCTGCCAGTTGTAGCACACGACCATATAAAATATCCACCGGGTTTGAGCATTCTTATTGCGTTAATAATTGATTCTTTATAAAATGGATTATGTTCCCAACATTCACAAGATATAATCGTATCAAATGATTCTGCAGGTGCATCATATTCATTCGCAGCACATGCAATATCAACACCTGGTCCAGGAAGTAAATCCAAACCTATAAAATCACAATCATCAAACCATGGTTTTTCATTACCATTTACGTCAAATGATCCAATATCTAATACTTTACAGTTTTTAAACGCATTTGGAAATTTTAATTTAGTTTTATCTAAAAAACTTCTTTGTTCTTTATGTGCCATTTTTCTTTATTTTTTATTACAAGTTATTATATAATTTATTTTGTTTTTCTTGTCTTTCTATTGTTTTGGGGTGAGATAAACACCACTCTTCATCTATCGGGAGATACGACATTGTTTTATACCCCCCAAGTATTTCATGTACTTTATTTTTCCACTTGATATCACCATTATTTTTATAAATGCGCCATTGGTAATCTGGGAAATTTATCCATCCTTTATCATTTACTCTCCAACCCCATTTATCAATGTGTTGTTGGGTTAAACCCCTAACAGTATTAATTCTAGGAACCTGTATTACATCAACACTGTTATGTTGTAAAATTTCAGGTAAATTATCCAAAACGTATTCAGAAAGCATTTCATCAGCATCTATTTGATAGATATAATCTCCATTGCAAAACGAAGTTAGATTATTTTTCCAATCTGCGAAATGGTTATTAAATTTATCTTTATACCAAATAAATTCACCATTTATAGATTTGGTTTTTAGATATTTTTCAATATTTAAATCACCATTTCCTTCATCATACAAAATAACTATTTCGTCCTTAGGACGTTTATTTTTAACTAAGAAATTAACTAACCTTTGTATTTCAACGAATTCGTTGCAAACCGTTATTGCGTAACTAATTTTCATGACGTGAAGATAATAACTTATTTTTATATTTCCAAACTAGTTTAGGATGAAACTGAACTAAAATATTCTTCTAAAAACCATTGAGGGTATAACATTACTTTTCCAGTATAAGCTGGGTTTGATACTTCTCTTATTTCTACTTTAATAAATTTAGGATAAGCTCGAGCAGCATCCATAACTTCTTTTCCTAATTCAGAACCAGCAGCACGACCTAAATAATCATATAAACTTAACATTTTTTCGTCTTTTTCCATAACTTTATAAATTTTTATTTGGGGTAAATATAATAACTTATTTTTCGATATCCACATCTTTAGTGAAAACTCCAATATAATCTAAAGCTTCCATATAGTCACCTTCTTCAAATTCTTTAAGAGTATCCATATCCATTCTATGTTCATAAAACTCACCATCTTTTCCTGGGATTGGATATTTTTCTTTTTCATCTTCATTTACTAAAACAGATCTTACAGCACCCCATTTCCAATTTTCAGCATTAGAACCATTAGCAAATATCATCCCTTTTTCAGGTAAATTAACAGTAGAAGGCATCCAAACTTTACCACTTTCATCTTCACCCATTAATTCTTTATAAAGATTTGGCAATAATTCCATTTGTTCTTCAAGAAATGGGGAATCTTTTTTCATTACAGAATTAGTAATAAATCCACAACCATAACATTGGTAGTTTTTAATATCTTGGTTTACTTCTTGAACATAGCAAGCATCACTTCCACATCTTTCGCATATTATTAAATTATCCATTATTTTTATTTTTTTATTTTTTCAGCATATACCTGGTAACCTTGACCAATTAATTTATAACTATTTTCATACATAGAAAAGAACATTCGTATTCCTAATTCAGGGGAATGTAAGGGATGAGTGCGATTTGGGTCTTTCCACCCAAAATCATCAAATATCAATACTCCCCCCTCATTTAACATCTTATGAGCATAATAAGCATCTACAAAAGTATCGTCAGCTTCATGAGAAGCATCAATGTATATTAAATCATAAGTATTTTTTTCTTTTACTAAAAGTGGTAAAATATTTTGGGATAACCCTCGATGAATGTTGAAATTAATATCTGAGTGAAAATTTATATTATGTTTAAAATTTTCATATATAAAATCATTTTCTTGCAGTCTTTCTTTAGTACCACTCATCCCTGATTCTTCTAAGCTTCCCCCAAAAGAATCTACTATATCATATTTTGTACCAGATTTAAGAATTTCAGAACATAAAAATATTGTAGCTCTACCTTCATAACTTCCTACTTCTAAAACAGATGAAATATTTTTCCCATTTCTAGATTTAAATAAATTTTCCCAGGTGGGGATCATAGGATCAAACCATTCCTCCGTAAATTGATATTTACTATTATATTCAAACATTTTCTATATCTTTTTTAATTTTGGTAATTTTAACTTTGGTAATTCGGTTTTTGGTGCATTTACCTTTTTAAGTTTAGGTAAATTAAGTTTAGGTAATTTTAAAGCTACAGTTTTAGCTATTTCAGGAACATTTCTTTCTAAAGTATCAGCTAATTGTTTTTTCATAACATCAAAACTAAAATTAGCTCTACTATATTTTCCTTGTTTTTTAGCTTTAACTTTCCAATCTTTATAATTTTTGCTAACATCAGTTAAAAAATGTCCAATATTACCATGATCAACACTAAACCATTTTGCCTCTTTAATTAAAAAATCATCAGCAGCAGTTGCATGTACAGGTGTTAATTCTCCGCTCATTAATGCGCTAAATTCACGTTTTAAAAAATCTATATGACCTGACCACCCAGTTGCAATAACTGGTTTATCAGTTAAGCTAAATTCAAGTAATGGCCTCCCAAATCCTTCACCTTTAGTTAAACTAACCATAGCTTTTACTTTATCATGGTTATAAAGTGAACTCATTTCACTATCACTTAATTCTCCATGTATTACATAAATGTTTGGTAAATTATCGCTGGGGATAGATTTTTTGATAATATCTATTCTTTGCAATATTTCTCTTCTATCCATATATGAAGCTGCGGCACAACTAGTTTTTAGGATAAGTGCAGGACGTTTACTTTTATCTTTAAATATTTCATAAAATGCTTTAATTAATAATCCAACATTTTTTCTATCTTCACCTAATGAACCTTTCATCCAATGTCCTACAAATAGGTAACACCATTGGTCTTTAATTTCATCTAGGTTAAATGTAGATTTTTTAGGACAATACATATCTAAGTTAGCACCTTCAATTAAAACTTCAACAGGTGTTGTTAAACTTAAATTATGTCTTTGACCATCTTTTTCTACTGTAAAACTAGTATCTTCAAATACTTTCTTTGAGTGATTTGATGATGTTAAAATTAAATCCATTCTATTGCAACCTTCAATAAAAATATGAGGAGAAACTGTAGATTCAATGCCAGCTGTTAAACCAATATTATATTTTCCTACTTTTTTGAATTCATTTGGAACTGTAATTTGACACCAAATATCAGGTTGTTGGGTTAATTGAGGTTGTGTATAAAAATGGTCTTTTAAAAACCCCCATTCTTCAATATGATCATCAATAAAACCAAATGGGGTTGAACCCCATCTTTGTGGTAAGATTTTTACATCATATTTATCTAATTCGATAAGTGCCTTCACATAATCTCTACTTCGACTTCCGTAACCTGAATATGTGTCTATTGGACAACTTACGTAAAATGTATTTTTACTCATTTTTTCTTTTTTATAACTTTTTAATAAATTAATGAATGTTCTAGCTTACGGGGTTCATGATCTGTATCCCTATGAATATAATAATTAGGTCTTGGTTTCCAAACCTTAAATAATTCATCCATTCCCTCAACTATACGATTAGACATTTTTTCTGATGTAAAACCAGCTTCATCTGATAATGCCCATTCTAATCCTTCTTTTCCTCTTTCTTGTCTTTCTTCTTTAGACATAGAATGAAGTTCAGATATTCTGTTAGCTACATCTTCAAATGAACATCTATCATCATATATGTAAGGTGTTTGAGGAGAACCTACAATTGATAGATTAGTAGGATAAACTGGTAAAGCCCATTTTCCATGTTTTGTATAGGTTTTTCTATGATTTGAAGGAACTTCAGGTGATGGTGTATACCATTCTCCATTATCATCTTCAAATCTCATTTGATCTTGCATTCCACCTGTAGTATTAGCTATAATAGGAGTACCTGTTAATAAAGCTTCAGTAAGTGATAATCCCCAACCTTCAGCTGATGATGCTAATACAACTCCATCTGCACAATTGTATAACAGATTCATTTTCTCAGTTGGTAATTTTTCATTTGAAATTACAATATTTTCATTTCCTCCAGGAAAGAAATATTCAATTACAGCTGGTAAATCTGTACCATGATCACTTACAGGTTCTGTATGCATTACAAGCAAACACTTATCTGCTTCTTCTTTGCTTAAACCATCAATAAATAATTTCCATGCTAAAATTGTATCAGGAATTGATTTACGTCTAATATTTCTAGAATTAAATAGTAAAGTAAAGTCATATTCTTTATCTCTAGTAATATACTTTTTAAATTCTTTCAATTCATCTGTTTCCTCTTCTAATAATCTAAAATTCTTATTATTTAGACCATGAGGAACATATTTGATAACTTTATCTTTAGCTTTATCTCCTAAAACAATTTTATTAATATTAACTGTTTGCTTAGAGATACCAAATAAAGCATCACATGATTCATAAAACTCTTTATTATACATTGGAGCTGGAAATGAATCCCAAATATTTAAATAAGCTATTGGAATATTTTTTCTAATTTCATTTTCCATTTGGAAAACCCATGTAAAATATCTTGGATCTGTTATTAGAAAAATTGCATCCGGTTTTTCAATACTAATAATTTGACGTAATAGGTCAGGATTACCATAACCATCGGTTGGATACAAAATTACTGATGAATCATCAATTCCAGCTTGCTTATTAGTATCTCCTGATATATCAAATCTTTTACCTTTTTCTGGGTGTTGAACAGCACCTGCTAATTGAACCCAATTATATCTATGAGAGGTGTTTACAACCATTTCACGACCAATTTGAGCAACTCCTGAATGAACTCTAATATCATCCGTTAGAAGTAGAATTTTCTTTCTATCTTCTTGTTTAATATAACCTTCTTTTTGTTTCATTTAATTTGTTTTTTTCTTATAATTCTAAATCTGTGTGGTTAGATACTTGTTTTCTAAAATCTTCATCTGTAAGGTACAAATAAATTGACCGATCAGCAAGTTTTTGGAAAGAAAATTTTCTTTTTACACATTCTATTTTGAAATTTTCAAATAGATCACTTTTAACTTTTACACTTGTTAGTGTTTTTTCATCTTTTGCCATAATTTTAATTTTTATTTTATATAAATTTGTATATACATATACCAAAATAAAAGAAGATATATGTATATTAGTATTTTTATTTACTTATACCTTCACTACAATGTTCGGTGTTTAAGAATGGGCAAAACGTGCAATTCCACTTTGAAGCATTTGCTCTATGAATTTTATCTCTATGTCCTCCTTTATCAAATGCTTCCTCTAGGAAATTATTTAAAGCTGTAGTTGCCTTACCTAATTTGATTTTTCCAGATGGTGGAGAAAATGTTTGTATTCTTGGAATTGTATAATCAGGATGACTCATCACCTTTCTTTTTACAATAAAGAATTCAATGTTAATGTTATCTAAAGGAACATTAAATTGCTCAGAGAAGAATTTCTTGTATAAAATAAGCTGAAATTGTTTACTTTCATCTTTTTTAGCCATATCGTTCCATCCACGAGTTGACGTTTTAATATCGATTATTTTAAATGTATTCGTTGGCTCATGATACATTACAACATCCAAGTATCCCTGGTAAATAACGTTGTTATTGAATTTATTTGGCGGGAGTATAACAGGTACTTCACATCCAACTAAATGCCATCCTCTTTTACTAAAGTGTTGGCCTCGTTTTTTAGCAAATGTTCTAATAATTTTTACTCCATCCTCAAAAAATTCTCTTAATTCTGTAGATGTACTAAAATGTTGATTATTGTTTTTCTTATATTGAACTTTATACTCATCTCTCAGAGCATTTTCAAACATTTCAACTAAATTCTTTCTATCAGCTTCGGCAGCACTTTCTTCATACATTACATCTAAATAATATTGTAGTACTTCATGTAATGCTGTTCCAAATACAGTATGGATAGAAGATGTAAACATCTTATGACCATCTTTGTATTGAAGTGACCATCTTTTAGGACACGTTCTAAACATTGAGAATTGAGAATAAGAGACATTCTTTTGATATGCATAATTTATTTCAATATGCTGATGTGCTCTTATATCTTTTACTATTTGAGGTATTTTTTTCTTTCCCACAATATTCTTTTATTTACACCATTTATCTCTACCAACAAGTAATCCGATTATCCCGTAATTAGCTACATCTAAAAACGTATCTTCCATCCCTTCACCTTGTACAAAATTTCTACCATTTGTTAATAGGTTTCTTAGTCTAGATATCTTATCTGTTAATCTGATAGCTAATCCTGTTAATGAGAATTTTTTATCTGTTTCTTTAGTTAAATCACCACCTAATGAAATATTTTGAAGGCCATAGTCCATATGCTTTGCAGCAAATGTTTCATACATTTCTTTTTGAATTGTTTGAAATTCATTTGATAGTTCAGGATACTCTGTTTCAAATATTTTTATAATTTCTTCCTTTTTCATTTATATAACTTTTTTCTTAATTAAATATTTTTCAATTGCTTCTAATCTATCATCAGCTTCAGCTAACATAGCAACTGCTTCCTCTGCATTTTTATAGAAATCATCTGTTGAATGATCTCCAATACCCGCAGGATGATTTGATAATAATTCCAAAGTTAATAATGCTTTTGATTTGTCAGCTTCTGCTGATTTTTGAAGCATATCTATTAAATGATTCATAATTTTGCTTTTTTGAATAATTTAGTTATTTCTTTTTTTTCTAACCCCATATCAGTTAAGATAGATCTTACTCCATCTTTTCCTAAGATATCGATGTAATTATAAGTTTCTTTAACTGAACATTGATAGTATTTAACTAAATACTCAGATAAATCTTGATAATTTTTCTTATTTTCATTTTTAATATACTTATTCCATTGTTTCTTTCGTGGGATCAGTTCACGATAAACAGAATAAATTTCTTTTTTACCTTGGGGATTCATTTTTTGAACATAATTAACAATATCTATGTAATTAGGATTTTGAGAAACCCATCTGTGTATCATATAGCTATTCCAATTATCCCAAGATTTTTGAGAGAATGAATCTGGATGAGATTTCTTTACAGTTATCTCATCCAACCATCCAAAAGTATTTTGTATATCAGCTTTAGCCACTATATAACATCATTTTCGTATTCTTCTCTTAGTTCAGCAGGTATAGTGCTTTCTAAGATTTTTCCTGTTTGAGGATCATAAAATACTGGTACTGGTAAAACAGCATCTTCTTCGGCTCCTACTACAAATTTAGAAACAGATCTAAGAAGTACACCTTGTTGGAAAATCTTATTTCCCTCAGGTGTTTCAATCGATTTTGTGTTTTTCAAATCGATATTCAATTTGGGTTGTTGTTGTTGTGGATTCATAATTTTTTTTTATTTTTTATTTTGTTTATAATCTAAGAAAAATCCAATCGCTACTAAAATATTCATACCTACACTAGCGATTAATTCGTGCATGTCTTGGTAAACGTTTAAAGATAAATGGACGTGTCCCACCATCCAAAAAGGTATGGCTAAATTCTGGCTTATCCAAATTAAAAGGAAAGATAAAAACTGTTTCATTTTAATTCTATTAATTTTGCTATTAATGCTAAACAATTAATTTCTTTATCTATTCTAAAGTTAGCTTGATAACTATACTCATTAATATAAATTGCAACCATTCCTTCACTTCCTTCAGCATATACTGAAGCATTATCATAAAGGTATCTAAATAGTTCTTCAAAATCTTGACTACCTGAATTAGCTATTGTTTGTCTTATATTTTTCCAACTTGGTTTAGAGTTTTTTAATTCTTTTATCACCTGAACCATATAATTAGATGACACTAAAACCGTTTTATCAATTGTTAAACGGCTATCCTGCGTTGATAGTTGAATGGTGTTGAGGCATTTACGTAAATCAGGATAAAATTGATTAACAACTGTTTTTAAATCTTCAATTTCAAAAGATATCTCTTCTTCTCCCATAATCCAAGCAATATGTTTGGCAACATCTGATTTTGATGGTGGGATTACTTTAAGTGTTTGACACCTTGATTGTAAAGGATCAATAATACGTTCTACATAATTACAAGTTAAGATAAACCTAGTAG